TTTTTTACTGCTTTATCAAAATTATTCTTAAACTTATTGGCAGCATCTTCCGCCGCAGCAGTAGCTTCTAAATCACTTAATATGGCACTAAGAACGATTACCCTTTGATCATTGGATGGTAGGTTATAATCTTTTATAGCTTTTGATATTGTTTCTTTAACAATATCTATTTGTTCCTTAATTGTTGACTGGTCAAGTGCTATTGCTATCTGTTCCTGATCACGTAATCCATCAAGTGTTTTCTTTATTACAGAATCAAAGCTCTCAAGCTCTTTTTTAGTTTTTTTAGTACCTTTTTCTGTGTTGTCAGTAGTTACTTTAATCCCCTTACTAACTTCTTGAAGTTGGAGAGCAACCTGTTCAATTTGATAATTAAGATTATCAGCTTGCTTTGTTGTTTTTGCTAATTCTTTTTCATAACCTTGCAAAACACCTCTTGCAAATATTAAAGCATTACCTTCTAAATTGCTGTTTTTAATATATTCTTTTTGTGCAGCAATTCTTTTTAATAAAGTTTCTTTTGAATTTCCAAAAACTTTAGCTATTCCTGTTTCTGTAGCCCCTTGATTTTTTAATTGATCCGTTATTAATTTATCAAGTTTAGCTTGCAATATTTTTGCAGCTACAACTGCCTTTTGATTTTCTAACCAACTCTTATAAGCATTGTCTAAACCAATAACAGCATCACCTTCAAGTTTAATATTGTTGAAAGTTTCAGGTGCTATCTTATTTAATTCTTTTATAGCTGCTAACTTTCTTTCCCTTGTTTCTGATTCAGATTTAAGTACTGAAATTAAAGAAACTACCTGAGTGCCTTCTTTAGCAACATTTGAATAGATTCCATCAACTGACTTTTTTAATTCGTCATTTGCTTCCTTAGCTTCTTGTGTTTTCCTGCTCCAATAGGTTAATCCAACTTGAGCAAATGTGATAGCAGCAGATACTGCTGCAAAAGCAAAACCAATCCCTGCAGGACCTGATAAAGAACTTACAAGTACTTTAAGAGCATTGCCTGCCCCTCCTGATTCTTTCGATAATCTTTGGAAATCGTCAAAAAGTGGTTGTAAGTTATTTGAAATACCAATAAATCCAAAAGGAGCATCACCTGCTACTCTTGTTAAACTTGTAAGAGCCTGACCTGCTTTTTCAGCTCCTGGCTTAACAGTTTTATTAAGCGCATCTCCGGCTTTTTTTGCCTCTGCTGCTGTTTCTTTTAAGGCTTCAGAGGTATTGTCCAAAGCGGTAGCGACTTTATCTGCTCCATCTACCGCAAGTACTATCTTTAACTCTTCTGCCATTTTTATTTTACTTTTAATTTATGACGGTTCAAGATTGCGTCATATTGCTCTTTAGTAAACTTCGGTATTTGCTTTTTTGGTTCATCATTATTCATAGTCCAAAACTTATCAATACTACCTAGCGCTTTTGTACCTACCATACTTTCAGCTATTCTGTATGCTGCAAACCTTATCACTTTAATTTTTTCATCCTTCTTCTCATTATATCCCTCACAAGCAGCGTAAAATTCAACAGGTAATGCTGTGTAGTATTGATATGCAGTCCATCCTAATTTACCTAAAGCAAATTTAAGATTTTCATAGGCTTGCTCCTTTATGCTTTTTTTTTGCCCTCTTCTTCAATCACTTCCTGACCTTTCGCTACCAATTGTTTCCATATCTGCGTCTCAGTCATACAAGCTGTAACATTTTTTATCACTTCCTCTTTATTTTCCATAACATCCACCCAATCGCAGACCTCCTCAAATGTGTAGTCAGCCTCTTCTCTTTTTACATAACTGTTGCCTTTCATTCCGCCATAGATCATAGCATAAAGGAAACCACTGCTTGTCTGTGCGTCATTGTAGGTGCTTATTACCTCAATTGCTAATTGGTTAAATTTTAGACCCCTCGACTTTCCGCCGAGATTGATTTGAATGTAGCTCATGTTTTTATTGTTTGTTGTTTAAGTAATAAGCAGACGCACCACATCTGATGTAGTGCGTCTACTCTATATCGTTAGACTACGGCTCAATCTCAATAGTAGGAGTGCCGTAAGGCTGAATTGTTCCGGTAAATGTACCAACTGAATCAAAAGCATAAGTGCTGCTCAATTCAGATATGTAACCTGTTCCATACTCCAACTCATCACCTGTTACTGGAGACACAGGCTCAATTGCCCATGCAATAGTGGTTTTGTTTCTCAGCAATTGACGAAGTGAAGTACCTGAGATTGAACCGCCATTAGGATCTTGCAAGTGTTGACCTTCAAAGCTGTAAGAAATCTCAACGGTACCAGGTGACTTATCAGGACCGCAAGCTGATGAAGCATCAACTACAGTTACTGAATCACTTTTACCTACGGATGTAAGACATACAACGGTGTCATAAGTTTCACCTTCTCCTGTGCTGTCGATGTAGAGCAGCATTGTGCCGCCCGCTACTTTGTGTTCTGCCATTTTATTTTACTTTTTGATGTTATAAAAATACAAAAATATCTTGTTTAAAAATCAAAATCCTTGAAATATATATTCTTCCACCCATCTCACCTATTCGCTCCGTCCTGTCAGTTTGTACTTGCAGGTTCATCATTTGCAACCCATCCGCCGACAAATCAAGCACGCTGTTACTGTCTGGCTTTATTGCCTGAAAAACCGCAGAAGTCACATCATTTAAATCGGAGCTGTTATTATATTTATATTTCCAACTATGGATGGATAATTGCAATGTATACTGCACATCTGTGCTATTTTTAGTAGACTGCTCCAACCCCACCGCATCACTCATAACGATATATATCTCATCTTTAACATCGTCAGGTTCCTCTCCCTCATATACAGGCACACCGACACCAGATAGCGCCGAATAATATGCCGTGAGTAGTGCTGTGTTTATGTCTCTCATTATTTTCCTGTTAAAATGAACCTAATATCTTCAATTAACTTCGGTGTATTTTTATTTACCGAAGGATATAAAAAAGGTCTTGGCTTTATTCCATTTTTTAAAATACTCCAGGCGATTGACCAAGCTGCCTCAAGTTCCCTTTTTTCATCTGCTTTTGTTGATTTCAGTCTTTTTCTTGTCTTAACTGAATATCTCGCCGCAATACCTTTTCTCTTTACCCACATGGCTATTGCCAAAACGAAATCATAAAAATCACCCTGTCCGCTTTTACCTTTTGCCCTGCTTGCTATATCCTGCCACTCATCAGGCAAAGATGGCACATAAGCCGCTGCATACTTTCGAGTCCCAAACTCTATATATGCCGCATAACTTGTAGAAGCCACTACAGAAACTGTTCCTTTACCACCCGTTTTTCTCGCATATTGAGGCTTAATACTATTAGCCAAATTGCCCTCATCACTTGAATTAGATGCTACCAATTGCTTAGCATCTGCCGCCACATTATCCGCCCAATCATTCATCGCCACCTGAATGCCATTTCTAACCTCCTTCGACAAGTTTTTGAACTTAAAAGCCATAGCATTGGCTCCATCTATTTTAATTTTCATCATGGCGGTGGCATTTCATATACTCTAATCTCAATCGCCGTATCGTTTAGGATGTCATCAGTCTGGGTATTGCCGTCATAAGTAAATATTACAATCTCAGTATCATTATTTCTAACGGCAAAAAAATTGTGATTGTATGTACTCCCTTTGCCCATTATAATCCATGTATAATCATCAGTAAAAACAGCGCCTGAAGCTGTCAGCAGATAATCACCTGCTAACCCTCTGCTATATGTCACGGTTTCATCTAATGTATTCTCGAACACTATAGCCGTCGGCGAACCACCGCCACTTTGTGTTAAATTAGCTACATACTTTTTATATGGCTGCACATAGAACCGGATAGACTCAACACTGGCACTTCCCTCTTCAAATGCAGGTCGCAGACATGGCACAATATCACCAGTTTGTAATGTACCTAAATCAGGTAAAAATGGGTATGGTAATTTATATGGCATTAATAATATAGTATGGTTGCAACCTCGCCGTCTTCGAAATATGTCGACCAGGTTACTGATCCCTCAGTGCTATTAAAAAATATCTCTTTGCCATTGATGGGCAACGATCCGTTGTCCATATATTGGATGCCATCCTTAAAGGCTCCAAAAAGCGTCTTGCCTATCAACTGCGGAACCTCAAAGGCATACTCACCACCGCCTGCAATGTAGTTATAGACTTGTATAGTATCTGTATCCATAGGTGCCTCACTATTTATATTTTCATCAATCTTAGTACAGCTCACAATCTCCCACGCTTTGCCTGCCTCCGTTTTTATGCTTATGTTATTTATCTTATAAGGTACTAACTCATAGTATATTATATCATTACTTCTCAGCTGTCTCTCCTTTTCATAACGCATCACGATAGTATGAGTATAATCCCATTTTAGCTGCTGGTAGTCTCTATTGCTGCCGCCTGTCCTGTCAAACACATCCGCCCACTTATACCAGGCACCTGTCTGAACAGCAGACAACCCACCAAAAGCATTGGCAGCAGTAGTATATCTCTTTATCTCAACTCTCCTGTTAAGTTTATACACGGCGGTAAGGGTTTAGCAGCATTTTAGCAATCGGCCCGATGTCATCAGTCGCTTGGCTTCTGTTATCATATAGGTAGTAGATAACGTTAAGTATTGCCGTCTTGAACACCTCAGGCAATGTAGAATAGCCTGTAGTGTATGCAACAGTCAAACCATCCTCATGCGGAGTAAGTAATCTTATAAACATAGTACCCTGTAGGCTATATGTCTCATCCAACACCAATGTATCGCCGTTTCTATTGGTCACACTTGTAACTCCTTTAATTGGGCCATATGGCAAATAAATGCCTCCACATGAATTATTAAGCACTACCTCAATCTCATGGTCTACCATACTAACGGCAGTATATGCCTCACACATCAGCCTCGCAGTTGTTATAAGTGATGTAATTAGTGAATCATCAGTGCCTATATCAATGCGACAAAAGTCCTTTGCTTCAGTTAATAAAACAGGCTCAATGATGGCAGTAGGATCCTCCAAATAAGTTATGTCCGTGATAGCGTTGTAATGAATCATTGGATAATTTTAATAAAGCCCCACCCAGTGGGCAGGGCTTATCATCTATATATGCAAACCAACTATTAAGACCAATCGTAGAAGATGGCAGATGCAGGCAGCATCAAGTTAACTTGCTCTTGACACTCGAT